TATAAACAATTACCTACTTCCAATGTCTCGGCTGGTGCAGACTCACATGAAGCGCATTTTGAGATTAGATGGGACCGTAACTGGTTCCGTCTGACTGAAACAATCTACATGAAACTTATACATTATCACTTTGTGATAATGATTATTCATATATAAATCATTTAATCAAAACGAAGTGTAAGTAGTTTGAGCGTTAGCGAAAACTTGTATTAACGAAGTTAATACACTAAGCACTAAAGAATAATAAATACATTATATTGATACTAAGGAATACTCGAAATGAAGATCTCTGAATTTGCTGTTGACAAACAGGTAGATGAATTAACTGCTGGTGAAGTAGGAACTGCTGCTGGTAAAGCAACTAGAGCTGTTGGTTCTGGAATAAAAAACTTTGCTAAGGGTTTTGCAAGTGGTGTTACTGGTAAAGCTGCATCTAGTGATAAAGCTGCACCAGCAAGTCCTCAACTCAAATCTATCAAGTCGAGTATTGCAGCACTTAATCCTAAACAACAGGCAGCACTAAGAAAACAACTTGCTAAGAAAGCAGGAGTAGCATAATGAAACGCACACTAATTACTGAATCGTGGAATGATCCTCGTCTTACACTTCTCGAGACAACAACTATTATCCCGTTTGTATCTAGTATTGAAAAATATATTACTGAAGCACAACTTACACCAGATCAAATCAGTCAACTATTTACTGATGTAGAAAAGGGTGCTACTGCTGCCGGCGGCAATAGAACTATGATCGGCAAAGGCACAGACGCTGCTAAGTTTATCAATACAAAAATGAAAGAGCTTGGTCAAGCTGTTAAAAAGTCTGGACCTGTTCAAAACGCAGATGCTAAATTTGCAGAACTAAAAACTAAAATAGGTTCTAAAGATTCTAAAGTTGTTAGTGCAATACAAGGTGTTAGTGATTGGGCAAAAGAAAATCCTGGCAAAGCAAGTATTGCTGTTGCCGTACTAACTGTTGCTGCGTCGATGGCTGCCGGACCAATGGCAGGCGCTATTGCAGGTTTTATATCTCGAGCAAGTAAAGATTTACTACAAGGCAAAGACCTTTCTAGTGCAGTTGGTAATTCACTTAAAACAGCAGCAGTCGGTGCTATTGTCGGTGCAATTGCAGATGGTATTGACTTTGGTACTCCGGATGTTGAAGGTGGTGTTAACACAGTATCAGGAGATGTGGATACTAGTCAACTACAAGATAAACTTGCAAAAGAGCTAGGCGACAATGCTAGCGATGCAAATCAATCTGTTGCAAGTGCATTTGCAGATATGGATGTATCACAATTTAAGATGAAGTATGCTGAAGAAATGTATTTGGCTCAACTTGAAAAGTTTGGCGGTGAAGCAAGTCGTAGCATGATGATGAAGATGGCCGAAAACATTGACATTCAAGGTACATATCCAGATGATTTTACTGCTAGTTTTGAAGGAAGTTTTGTTAGAGGGAATATTTTCTTAACGCCAGATGAAGCTAGAGAACTTAGTGCTGCTGGATTTGAAGGCATGGACATAATGGGCAGTGAAGCAACAGAATGGATTAAAGCAAATGTTGAAGGCGCAGACGAACAAATTCAAGCAGGAATTGATGCAAGTGCGCGAGCAGACGCAGAACTAAAAGCAAAATACGATGCAATGAGTGCCGAAGAGCAACGTGCATTTGACCAAGAGAGAGCTGCAAAATATGGCGACTTTATGGATGTCGAACCTCCGGGAACTCCTAAGTACAAAGAAAGTATCGATTTTAAAAATATTCAAATTGAAACTATTATTGAATGGTGTGACCAATCTCCTGCTGTTATACTAACAGAAGGCCCGATGGATGCAATTAAAAAAGGTGCAAGTGCTGTAGGCGGAGCAGTTAAGAAAGGTGCAGCAGCCGTAGGCGCTAAAGCAGCAAAGGTTGGCAAGAATATGACAACTAAAGTTACTGCTGACAAATTAAATAAAGCCTGGGTCAAAGCTGGAAAGCCTACTGACAGTGATAAAATTGCAAACATTCTTAGACAGCAAGGTGTAAGTGATCAAGTACTAGCACCTGTATACAAACAAATGGGTGCAAAGCTTCCTGCTGCTCCTGCAAAAGATACACAAGCAAGTAAGCCAGGATCAACAGATAAACCACAAGCAGGTAAGCCAGGTGCAACAGGCGGACAGGCAGCTGGCGCAGCAGCGCCGATGGACTTTAAAGCTATTCAACAAGCTGTAGCTAAAATGAGTTCACAGGATGCAAAAGAATTAGTTACGCATATTGACTCGCTCAGCGGCAAAAAAGCAGCAGCACAGCCTCAAACAGCCCCTGCACAAGGTNCAACAGCCTNCACAAGGACANCANCCTGCACAAGGACAACAGCCTGCACAAGGACAACAGCCTGCACAAGGTGCAGCGCCTGGTAAACAGCAACCTGCTGCACAGAATCCTAAAAATGCCGCAGCTGGTGATACTTATGAAAAAGCAAAAGGTGATATTCGTAAAGTACAAAGTGGACAAAAGCCTATTCCACCTAAAGCCGCAGCAGACATTCAGGGTGCAATTGCTAAACTAGCTAAGGGTGATAAAGAAAGTGGAGTATTTGCTGCACAGAAAATTATGAATCTTGCTAAAGCAGGAGTTGATGTCAGCAAACAACAGCAAGCATGGGTTGCTAATTCTAAAGCAGCTGAACGGTTCTTAACACAGAGTGTTTACTTTGCAATTACTAAAATGTTGCGTGAGCATAATTTGTCTTGGAGTAATTTAGGTATAAGAGTGCATTTGTTAGAAGGTACTAACAAAATGTTTGGAATAAGTTACATTTAAAAGAATGGAAGACCACTTTTCTTAGTGGTCTCTAAGTTTTCTTTTACTATATCACCGATAAGCATTCTATCTTCGTGAGATAGGTTATAACCTTCGTCTATAGTAACACCGCCACGCATATACCAACAAAGTTTTAAGATTTCACTCTTAATTTCCTTTTGTTCGTTTTCCATATGCTTAACTTCTTCTAGGATCTCAGCCACGCTCCAAGCTAAGATCCTTATCCGAAAAAATTTGACTGATCAAATGTAATTGCAACTTCGTAACTTTCAGGTGCTCCGGCTGCAATATCTTCTTCAGATGAAGTAACTTTTAGAGGTTCTAGTGCAAATAAATCTTTTTGTGATTCGATATGTTTTAGTACTTCGTTATAAAATTCTTTATCTGCGTTTTCAATAAATTCTTTTATATGTAGTGGATTTTCAACTACAGTATCACCGATAGAAATACTAACAACACTAGCTGATAAAGAACTTATAGTTAAGTTTGTAAGTGTTTGAAAGCTTTCATTAAACTTTGCTAATTTTTCTTGATCTGGAATTTTTTCATCGTTAACAAGTGCAAATATACGTTGTTCTTCAAAAGTTTTTNAAGCTTGCATCAGTAAATTCTTTGTATGTCATTGGTCTAGTAACTATAGACATATCGTTGATTACAAATTTATCATTATAGTCTTTTGTTACTAGTTTATTCAATAACTGTCGAAGATCGACAGCAAAAGATCTATCTTCTCCAGTATTTGGAACTTTTGTAGTAACATCCATTGTGTCACCATATGTTGCAACACGAATTGCAATTAATATCGCATCTAAATCAATGCTTGGCATGTGCCACGGATTTTTAATATTTGGAACACAACTTTTAATAATTTCAACTGTGGCTGCACCGTTTAAAAGCGCATCAGGAGTTTTCATTGTTAGCTCGTCTTTAGCTGTCATTGCAAATACTGGAAATTCTTTATTTTCAGGAATATCAATAGATCCCTCTGGATAAAATTTTCCCTTGCTAGGAAGAGTAATATAGACTTTAGGTTGTCTAAAATACTTTTTCAAAGGGTTTTGTTCAATATTACTATTAAACTTTGTTGGATCAAATTCTGGCATGTCATTCTCCGTATAAATACAATGTATAAGTATGTATCTCTATTATTTATATGCGCATATAACTTAGGATTCGAATAGTGGCTGAAGAAGTACAAATTAGTAATGTTGGTGGCGATGGAGTAGCTAGTGAAGTTACTCTACAACGTCTCGTAACTAGTATTGAAGCAATGGCTAAAAAGTCAGGCATTGACTCAAAAAGCCAAGCTGCAAAATTACAAAAGTTATACAACCAAGAAGTTGATAAATCTAGCAAAGCTACAAAAGATCAAACAGCAGAAACACAAAAACAGACTACTGCAACCAAAGATGCAACTCAAGAAACAAATAAGCTTGCCCGCAGTCTTGGAGCAGCAGCAGGCAAAGGTCTAGGTGCGCTATTCCAGTCTACTGTTGGGTTAACTAAAGCATTTTACAATAATAATACAAGTGTTGAAGCGTTTGCTTCACAATTGCCAGTATTTGGCAAAACTTTAGGATTCTTAGGCGGTATAGCCGATGAGTCGATTGATGCATTTAGAGGTCTGTCAGCAAGCGGTGCATCGTTTGGTGGCTCGATAACTAATATGCGAAATGCAGCAGCAGGAATGCAAATTAGTTTAAGTGAAATGACACAGTTGTTTGCTAGCCAAGCACCTGCACTAGCAGCATTAGGCGGAACAGTTGAGCAAGGCGCACAACGCTTTGCCAAAATGAACAAAAACATTAAAGCTACAGGCGACTTTGACAGTCTTATGCGTATGGGCTTTGCTGTTGAAGATATTAACGAAGGCATGGGAGATTACATTGCACTTCAGGCAAGAATGGGCACACTGCAAGGCAGAAGTACAGCAGAATTAGCAGCTGGCAGTGCAAACTATCTAAAACAAATTGACTTACTTGCAAAAGTTACTGGCAAGACAAGAGAAGAAGCTAAGGCTGCACTAGATGCACAAGCTGCTGACTCGGTGGCACGTACATTATTAAATCAATTTGATCGAAATACAGAAGAAGGGCAGAAAAAGTTTGATAATCTAACCACCAGTTTAGCATTACTAGATGAAGTAGGCGGAAGTACTGCTGAAGCATTAAAAGGAATGCTTACAGGTAACCCAACTAAAGCAGCTGGTGAATTGTTAGCTGTACTAGGTGATGCAGGCACTCCCGTTTTAGAAGCAATGGAAGCTATCGGCGATGGCGCAGATCCTCAGGTACTATTAAATGCATTTAGAATGGCCGGCGGAGAATTAGAAAACTTTGCAGGAGCAGATGCAGATAGCCGTGCAAGAATAATACAAGAACTTAAAGATCAAGGTAATCCATTAGGTGACTTCTTAGATAACGCTACTGTAATGATGGATCTATCAGAACGTGATCTAGGTGCTGCTGCAAGATCACAGGCTGCTGCTGCCGAGGCAAGAGATGCAGCAACTGATGCGATGTTAACTTTTGAAAATCAACAAAGAGAACTAAGTGGAAAAATGCACGAAATATTCATTCAATCGGGTGTATTGGATGCAATTGGCGCAGGATTAACTGTATTTGGCGATATTCTTTCTGGAATAACTGGCTACCTAACAACTTTCTCAGAAAATGTTGCAACCGGCGGCTGGTTCTCTGCAATTACTACTGTTCTAATGGATGGGCTTGGTGCTCTTTGGGATAATGCCGGAGTTGTTGGTGCATTAGTTGCAGGTATTGGCGTATTGTTTGCAAGTAAAGCAGCAGCTGGCGCACTTACTAGAAGCATCGGTTCGAAAATTAGCGGCATGTTTGGCGGCGGCGAATCCGCCGGCGGGAAAACTGGCGGCGGCAAAACTGGCGGCGGCCTCGGAAAAGGAATAGGTAATATAGGTAAAGGTCTTGGCAAAGGACTGGGCGGAGTACTAAAAGGTATTGCTAGTGGACTTATTTTCTTTGCAAATCCATTAGTTCCATTAGGAGCAGCAGCAGTAGGAGCAGCAATAACAGCAATCGGCGCAGGTATAGCCGGTGCAACATGGTTAATAGGTAACTCATTGCCTTCTTTGAAAGACGGATTAAAAGGCTTTGAAGAATTAAACGGGGATGCATTAATATCTGCTGGTAAGGGCATGGGCGCTGTTGCACTAGGCATGGGAGCATTTGGTGCAGGGTCAGCAGTTGCAGGTCTAGGATCATTAGTAGGAAGCGTTACATCGGGCATTGCAGGATTGTTTGGCGGCGAAACAGATCCACTGGCACAACTTGAAAAATTCCAAGAAAAGTCATTTGACGAAGCTACGATTACAGCTAATGCTAATTCAATAGTTGCATATAGTAAAGCAATGGCTGCATTAGGAGCAGCAGAAGGATTATCAGGCATTGGAGCAGCAGTTGGAGCAGTAGGCGGAGCAATAGCAGGATTGTTTGGCGGTGATGATCCGTTAACAAAAATGAAGCAATTCGAAGCGTACACGTTTGATTCAGCAAAAATTAAATCTAATGCTGAAGCAGTAAGTGCATATGCAAGTGCAATGAAAGATTTTCCGACTAGCCCAGCTCCAAGTATTTTTGGTTCGTTTGCAACTGGTGTAGCAACGCTGTTTGGAGCAGAAACAGATCCGTTTGCTCCAATGATGAGATTTGGAGATCTAACATTTAATACTGCTGGTATTATTGCAAACGCAGGAGCAGTTGCAGCATATGCAACAGCAATGAAAGATTTTCCTGCAACTCCTAGTGCTAGTGTGTTTACTGCATTAAAAGATGGCGTCATTGGATTACTGGGAGGCGAAACAGATCCGTTTGCTCCGATGATGAGATTTGGAAACTTAAAATTTAATTCAGAAGGCATTGCTACTAATGCAGGAGCAGTAAGTGCATTTGCAGACGCAATGGCTAATATGCCAACTATAGATGCTGAACGTTCAGGTGGCGTACTAGGTGCAATTGCAGGATGGTTTGCTGGTGACGAAGTAATGCCGTGGGATTCTGTAAAAGCATTTGGCGATGCTAATATAAGTGCAGAAGGTGTAACAGCTAATGCTGCGGCAATTAATGCTATGACATCATCTTTAAATGGTTTTAGTGTAGAAAAACTTGACACAACTGGAATTGTAAGCTATACTAGTGCTATGGAAAGATTGGTAGAAGTTCTCGGCGAGTTGAACGATGAACTTGCAGCAGACAATAAAGCAGGCCTCGGCACAGGTACTAATGCAGGTGATGTAGTTAGCAAAATGGATACAATCGGCTCTGGAGGCGGAGCAGGCAGTGATCAGTTAAATAACATTATGAATCAAGTATTACTAGTGCTAAACGAAATGCGAGATTTGGATATTGATGTTGAACGAAATACAAGAAACATAATCGGAAGTAATCTTGCACAAGGCGGCGTAAGCAATGTCGCAAGATGAGGAAAATAAATGAGCTGGAAAAAATATTTTACTCCTGTGCCAACAGGTGATAACCAAAACGGAAGCTATAGCCCGTTAACGAGCAGAGGCAATGGAAACATGGCAGGTCCTGCTCGATCTAACTATAGTTCATATCTTCCTGATGTATATGTAGGTTCGCCAAATCGTGTTGAACGTTATGGTCAGTACAACACAATGGATCAAGATTCGGAAGTTAATGCTGCGCTTGATATTCTTGCTGAATTTTGCACACAAAAGAACAAGCAAAACAATACTCCGTTCCTTGTAGACTACAGAGGCAAATCACCAACTAATAGCGAAGTTACTATTATTGGACAGTACTTGCAACAGTGGTGCAAACTACTGCAATTTGAAACAAAGATTTTTAGAATACTACGCAATGTATTCAAAATGGGCGACCAATTTTTTCTACGTGATCCAGAAACTAAACGTTGGTTTCATGTCGATCCTGCAAACGTAACACGTATCATTGTAAATGAATCTGAAGGCAAAGTTCCTGAGCAGTATGTAATTAAAAATATAAACTTTAATTTTAAAGACGGCATTGCAACAACACCGTATGTAAACAACGGCAACATGAGCCCTGCAGGAGGCGGACAATATAATAGTTCAAGTACTGTAGGCGGCGGCGGCGCAAAGGGAATGGTCGGCCCGCAATCAAGTATGAGTGGAAGTCGCTTTACAACCGACGACAGTGAATTTACTGTTGACGCAGAACATGTTGTGCATTTAAGTTTAAGTGAAGGCTTAGACAACAACTATCCATTTGGTAATAGTCTACTAGAAACTATTTTTAAAGTATACAAACAAAAAGAATTACTCGAAGATGCTATTATTATCTATCGTGTACAACGTGCGCCTGAGCGCAGAGTATTCTACGTTGATGTGGGCAACATGCCTTCACACCTTGCAATGCAATTTGTTGAGCGTGTTAAAACTGAAATACATCAAAGACGTATCCCATCGGCGACAGGTGGAGGTCAAAATGTCATAGACAGTTCTTACAATCCCCTGTCAATCAACGAAGACTACTTCTTCCCGCAAACAGCAGAAGGTCGCGGCAGTAAAGTTGAAACACTTCCGGGCGGTACTAACCTTGGAGAGATTGATGACTTACGATACTTTACTAATAAGCTGGTACGCGGATTACGTATCCCAAGTTCGTACTTACCAACTGGAGCAGATGATTCAGCTTCACAATACAATGATGGCAGAGTGGGAACAGCTTATATCCAAGAGCTACGCTTCAATACCTATTGTGAACGTTTGCAAAACTTAATTGTTGAAGAATTTGATACAGAGTTTAAACGTTACTTGTTAGATAAAGGTGTAAACATTGATACTGCAATGTTTGATCTCAAGTTCCAACCACCACAAAACTTTGCAAGCTATAGACAAGCTGAAATTGATAACGCTCGTGTACCAACATATACACAAATGAGTGCTATACCTTATATTTCAAATCGTTTTGCAATGCAACGTTTCTTAGGATTGAGTGAAGAAGAACTTGCAGAGAATGAACGTCTATGGCGTGAAGAGAATGAAGAAAACTTAGATCCAATTCCAGGAGACGCAAACGCAGAAATGCGAGACGCAGGTATTAGCAGTGCAGGAATTGCTGACGATTTAGGTGGAATCGAAGACGAAGCACCAGATGCAGCCGGCGGAGAAGATGCAGGCGATGGCACAGCACCAGACACAGTTACAGGTCAAGAGCTAGGCGCTCCGGCACCAGGAACTGAGCAAACGATATAAATACAATATGATACTTAGAGAATTATTTTATCACGATCCAGAAACTGTTGACTCTGTAGAAGATAAACGCTACGAGGCAGACTATGATGACTCGCCTATGAAAAAAGACGATACTCGTAAAACACGACTTACTCTAAGTCAAATCAATCGAATCCGCAAAGCATCTGAGCTACATACAGAAGAAAAGCGTAAAGAACAAGAGTTCGTAAAGCAAATGTATGGTATAGCAGCAAACGCAGAAACAGGCGGAGTTTAATTATTGAAAAAAACAGTATTTGTGCTGGGCAACGGCACTAGTCGAAAATCTGTCGACTTAAATCAACTTAAAGACAAAGGAACTATATACGGTTGTAATGCACTGTATAGAGAATTTGAACCTGATCATCTAGTTGCAGTTGACACTAAAATGATTTTAGAGATTAATAAAGCTGGGTATCAGCACAATCATAGTGTATGGACTAATCCTAATCGGGCATACCATAATATGAATGGATTTAATATTTTTAATCCATCTAAAGGATGGAGCAGTGGGCCTACTGCTCTATGGCTTGCTAGTACACATGATACTACAGATATCTATATATTAGGATTTGACTATCAAGGAATAGATGATAAAATAAACAATGTATATTCAGATACTCCTAATTATAAAAAAAGTAGCGATCGTGCAACATTTCACGGCAATTGGTTGAAGCAAACTATGACTACTTGTCAAAAATTTTCTCAAAAGAGATATATAAGAGTAGTACAGGAAGATACTCCTTTTATACCAAAAGAGTTTTCTAAACTAGAAAACTTAACACATATTACAGTCGAAGAATTTAAAAAAATCTTCGATATTTTGTAATTTTTATAAAACGGCCCGTTTTGGGCCTATTTCTACGTACTTTTCTATTAATAAAGTAAATATATTATGACAGCCCCGTACAGGAGTTATCTTCTGTGCACCAAAAAACATTTATAGGAGTTTAAAATGGCAGATCTAAATAAATTTGAACAGATGCTAGAGCTACTTGTTAACGAAAACAAGGAAGCAGCACAAGAATTATTCCACGAGATTGTGGTTGAAAAATCACGTGATATCTATGAGTCGCTACTAGAAGACGAAGCAGATGTTGACGAAGCAACAGACGAAGAAGTTGATGAAGCAGCAGACGAAGAAGTAGATGAATCAGACGAAGACCTAGACGAAGACGATTCAGAAGAAGTTGAAGAAAACTTTGACATGGATTCATTTGAAGTTGAAGCTGATGACGACATGGGCCCAATGGATGACACAGGCGATTTAGCTAACGACTTAGGCATGGACATGGACGGTGAAGAAGGCGACGAAGACGAAGGCGAAGAAGGCGATGTTGAAGATCGTGTAGAAGACCTTGAAGATGCGCTAGACGACCTAAAAGCAGAATTTGAAAAAATGATGGCTGGTGATGACGAAGGCGACGACATGGATGACATGGACGACGACGAAGGTGAAGAAGAGCCAGAAGAAGCATTTGCATTTGAAGCAACAGACGAAGAAGTTGAAGAATCAGCTGACGAAGAAGTTGAAGAAGGCGCACATAAAAGAGAAGTAACAGCTGACATGGAAAAAATGTCAAAAGCAGAATTTGCTAAAAAGCATGGCAAAGAAATGGCTGACGACATGTATGAAGCTGAAAAAAGCGCAGGCGAAACAATGCGTGAGTATGTAGAAAAAGTATCAGCAACAATGGGTGACAATGGCGCTAATACTAAAAGTGCAGTAGCAGGTCCAAACGATATGGGCGGAACGGCTGCAAACTTAGCACAAGGTGCAGACGAAAAAGGTGGATCAGCAGATTCAGCTAAAGAAGACAATGCAGGTAACGTAAACGTACCAGGCGCAAAAGCTTCTAAGTCAATGACACCAAATGCTAAAGGCCACGGCGCTGAGAAAAAACAGAGCGGCGGCGAAACTGGCACAAATGGTACAAAAAGTATTATTGGCCAATAAGTAGTAAGGAAATCTAGATGAGAAACTTACAAGAGCATTTGACATTTGACCAAGCTAATATAGTGCTTGAGAATGCCAACGAAGGAAAAGACCTTTATCTAAAAGGTATTATGATCCAAGGCGGTGTTCGCAATGCTAATCAGCGAGTGTATCCTGTAAATGAAATAGGCAGGGCTGTCAAAACTCTCAATGATCAGATTACGAACGGGTTTAGTGTTCTCGGCGAAGTTGATCATCCAGAAGGACTTAATATTAATATTGACCGTGTAAGCCATATGATAACTGAATGTTGGATGGATGGTGACAACGGTTACGGAAAGTTGAAAATTTTACCAACACCGATGGGGAACCTAGTTAAAACGATGCTTGAAGCAGGCGTTAAACTAGGTGTCTCGTCACGTGGTAGTGGTAATGTAGCAGATGACGGCAGTAATACCGTTTCTGACTTTGAAATAATCACTGTGGACGTTGTGGCTCAGCCTAGCGCCCCTGGTGCATATCCTACACCAATTTATGAACATTTGATGAATGCACGTGGGGGAATGAAGGCATACGAATTAGCACAGGCAACAAAA